GTGATGTAGCGCTGACTTCAAGTGAGCCAATTGTCTGGGGTTTGGATGTCGCTCGCTTTGGTGGCGATAATTCAGCTTTGTGCGTGCGTCAGGGCAACACCGTGTTTGAGGTGCAGACCTTCCATTCGATGGACCTCATGCAACTTTGTGGTGCGATCAAGAATAGATTTGACGATGCGACTGTTATGGAACAACCCCAAGAGATTTTAGTAGATGTCATTGGTATTGGCTCTGGGGTCGTGGATAGATTACGAGAATTGAATTTACCCGTTCGTGGGGTGAACGTAGCCGAAGCACCAAGTACCAAAAAAAATTATTTGAACTTACGAGCGGAACTCTGGTTTGCCATCAAAGATTGGTTGGCGCAGCGTGACTGTCGGCTGCCTGAAGATGATGAACTGTGTTCCGAACTGGCTGCGCCTAGTTACAAATATACTTCATCTGGTAAAATAAAGTTAGAAAGTAAAGAAGAAATGCGTAAACGTGGTGTCAAGTCACCAGACCGTGCCGATGCTTTAGCACTCACTATGGCATCAAATGCAGCAGGTGCTAGTGGCAGTATGAGTTATTTAGGTTATAATTTCAGACAACCACTAAAATCACGCATAATAAGAGTGGGATAATTTATGGCAGAACAAGATAAGAAATACGAAGTCGAAGTTGAAGAACAGAACTTTGACGATCTCAGCGCATACCTCAAAAACGCAATGGACGATGCTGAGGACTACATTCACCAAGTGGGTGAGGAACGAGCAGAATCAACCGAATATTATTTAGGCAATGAACCAGAGCCAACCAGCTCGGTGCAATCTTATTATGTCTCCACGGACGTGCGGGATACTGTGTTGTTTATGCTCCCAAGTGTCATGCGTACTTTCTTCGGTGCTAACAAAGTCGTTGAGTTCGTGCCTAAGAATGTTGAAGATATTCCAATAGCGCAACAACAAACCGATTATGTCAACTATGTGATTCAAGAAAAGAATCCAGGCTTTAAAGTTTTGTACGATGCTTTTAAAGATGCCCTCGTGCGTAAGTCAGGTTTTGTTAAAGCCTTCTGGGACGATAGTATCTCCACCTCCACGCACGAATACAGCAACCTAACACCACAAGCTTATCAAGCGCTTGTCTTAGACAAAGACGTAGAAATCTTAGAAGAAGTGGCACAAAAAGAGACCATTACACAAATCGACCCACTCTCAGGTGAAGAAATCACCCAAGAAATACCAGTCTCTTATGACCTAAAAATTAGACGAGTAAAGTCAAAAAGCCAAGTCTGCATAGAATCTATTCCACCAGAAGAAGTTTTGATTGCCCGCCACGCCCGCTCACTCGAAGATTCATCTTATGTCGCTCATCGTATGCTCAAGACGGTCAGCGAATTGGTCGCTATGGGCTACGACATTGAAGAAGTTGAGCAGTTTGCTGGTCAAGGTGGTGCGTTACTCGACCCACACTCATTTGAAGAACAAGAAGCTCGTAACCCATTTGATAATGCGGTGTACCCAGACACTTCAGAAGATAAAGACGTTTTATACATTGAACACTTCTGTCATTACGATTTGGACGGTGACGGTATTGATGAACTCGTCAGAGTTTGTACCTTTGGTAATGCTTTGCATATTGCCAACGTTGAGCCGTGGGATGATTTACCTATTATTCAGTTCTGTCCAGATCCAGAACCACACACAGCTATCGGGTCGTGTCCAGCGGATTACTTAAAACCCATTCAAGCAGCAAAATCGCAGATCATGCGAGACACCCTTGATTCGCTTGGACACGCCATCTTCCCACGCATGGGGATTGTTGAAGGGCAAGTCAATATTGACGATGTGCTAAATACCGATATTGGTCAACCAATTAGAATGAGAGCGCCAGGTATGGTGCAACCTTTCGCAGTACCTTTTGTTGGTAAAGAAGCTTTCCCAGTTTTGGGTTATCTTGACGAAGCCAAAGAAAACAGAACTGGTGTGTCAAAAGCTAGTGCAGGTTTGAACGCTGACGCTTTACAATCATCCACCAAAGCAGCCGTGTCCGCTACTATGAGTGGCGCTCAAGGCAGAATCGAGTTAATTTGTCGCCACTTTGCTGAAGGTGGGATGAAACAACTCTTTAGATTGGTTAATAATCTGATTGTCAAACACCAAGATGCGCAAGACATTTTTAGACTAAACAATGAGTTTGTGCCAGTTGACCCAAGATATTGGGACAGCGACAAAGACATTATTGTTAATGTGGCTATTTCTAAATCTAGCGATGAAGAAAAGATTGCCATACTGCAAGCTCTGTCACAAAAACAAGAACAAATCTTGTCACAACTAGGACCAAACAATCCGTTGGTGTCACTCCAACAATACTCCAACACCATTAGTAAGATTGTTGAGATGGCTGGATTCAAAGATGTTAATAACTACATCAATACGCAAGTACCGCCAATGCCACCACAACCACAAGAAGAAAAACCAGACCCAGCAGCTTTACTAGCTCAGGCTGAAGCACAAAAAGCTCAAGTCCAAGCTCAGAAAGCAATCATAGATGCTGAAACCGATAGAATGAAAATCATCATGGACGATGATCGACAACGTGATATCGAAGAAGCTAATCTACGAGTTAAGATGGCTGAGTTACAAGCTAAGTTTGGCGCTCAAGTAAATATTGCTGAGATTAATGCTATCATGGAACGTGATAGAGAAATGATTAGGCAAACGCAAAAATCACAAGCTCAAGGATTATTTACTAATGCACCAGCAGGACAACCTAACCAAAATATATAACTTAGAAATTGTGGATGGTGACTATGTTTACCAAACCAAAACTATCAAAGCTCAATCACGAGCTGAAGCTGAACAAATGATTAGAGAAGCTTTCTTGCATTTGATTTCTAAGGATTCTGAGATATTTGTTTTAAGTGAGGATATAATACATTAATGGCTATTACATACAGGGGTGAAAGGTTTAGTGGTTACAACAAACCCAAAAGAACACCAGGTAAAAGTAAAAAGTTTGCGGTCTTAGCAAAAGTAAAAGATCAGATAAAACTAATTCGTTTTGGTGATCCAAATATGACTATCAAAAAAGACCAACCAAAAAGAAGGAAGTCATTTAGAGCAAGACATAAATGCGACACCAATCCACCAAGCAAACTTACACCTAGGTATTGGTCTTGTAAAAAATGGTAACGAGAAAAAGACCAAGATGGGTGTCCATCATACTATTGTCTTTGTGTTTTAGTTTGTATATCAATGCACAAGAAGATACAGGTGACACGGGTGGCAACAACCAATCAGCCGACAACTTTGGGACTAACAACAACAACTCCACAGTCAGTTCTTATAATGAAACAACAGCAACGACTAACAACTATAGTGGTGCTGGTTCTTCTCCTGGTTCTATGCCTGTGGGTTCAGCTATAGCACCAAGTTTAATGTCCAATGGTATGGATTCGTGTTTGATGTCTGCTAATGGTGGCGTACAATCTTTTGGTTTAGGTGTGTCAACTGGTGCGTATCGTCAAGACGAAAACTGCAACAGACGTAGAGATGCCAAGGTGTTATCTGATCTTAATATGAAAGTGGCTAGCATTGCTCTCATGTGCCAAGACGATAATGTGTGGGAAGCCATGTTTATTAGTGGCACACCTTGTCCGATCTTGGTTAATTCTAAATTGGTCGCAGGTCGAGCAGCTTATTTAGCCATCAAACAAAACCCAGAACTTTATATCCCCAACTATGGTAAGGTCAGGCAAGGCCGTAAACCAGCGCTAAAATGTCTGCGTTATACTGAGACTGAAGTTATTATTGACTGTCACCCACAAATAATATGGGAAAGTGACAAGCGTTATAACGAAAAACAACAATTTTATAATACAATACTGAGTATCAACGGAGATATTGATGAAGAAACTACTACTACCACTCTTAGCATTTCTGAGCGCTTCAGAAGCTCACTCAAATCAGGCGGTTGACGATTTAGTTAAACAGTCTGGGATTCTTAGAACTAACATTGACATTGCTATTCAAGGTATTGGTGGTTTTATGACCTACGCACCTTCTGGTTATATTGCGCCCGAAGGTGTTTTACAAGCTGGGTATATTACCTTTGACAATATGGATGCTTACAATGCAGCCCTTGCTAATGTTGAAAATGCTACTTTCTATTCAGCCGAAGATTTTTTACAAGATAATCAACAAGCAGCGCAAGACAACATGGAAGAAGCTATTAACGATTTTGTTGAAGCTACGCTTGCGATTGTGACTGTTATTGAAGTCAATGACCAAGCCGAGAACGCTCAAGCAACTGGTGATATTGCTGACCAAGAAGCTTTGCAAGATTTTATTCAAGATAACGATGTTTACATTACTGAACAAGAAGTGGCTAACTACAACCAAGCGATTACTGATATTGAAGAGTATGGTAATCAATACGCATCCTTTACTGCGGTCTTGTCCAACGATGATTACATGAATGAGTTTCAAGCAACTGCTGACCAATACAGAAATAGTTTCTTAGATGCAACACTTGCTTTTGATGCGTCAGTTGGTATGTTGACTGTTGGTTGGGAAAGCGTTTCAGTCATGGTTGACTTGTCACAATATTACAAATCTGCTGACGAATATTATCAAGCAGGCCAACAAAGTGATTTTTATACCACATCACCAATAGTTTGTGGTTATGACTTCAGCCAATGTTATGAATGATTTTGAAATTAAATTAGGCGGTTTTACCTTTAAAGGTATCTATCTGGCTATTTTTTTGCCACTACTTAGTTCGATTGCTGGTGGTGTCCGGGCTGTCAGCGACTTTTACAACAAAATTAATGGTTTAGAAGAGCAAGTTTTGGCTAATTCGGCACAGGAGGATCAGATTGGCGATCTAAGCAAAAGATTGTTAATTGTGGAGCAAACTATGGCTGACTCCTCACTAAATGAGTTACAGGGCAAACTAGCGGAGCTTGGTACGAACCTTGCTGCCATTATGGAGGCACAAAAAGAATTGTTGGGTCTGAAAGATCAATTTAAAGATATTGATGTGGTCGCTAAAGAGAATAAATTGCTTGTTGATAGTTATGAGGCTAGAATCAAAGAATTGGAAAATAAAATTAAAACACATCAAAAAGAAATTGATGACATTTGGCGAGGCATGGATGCATTAGCAAATCCACTAGGTTAATGAAGGACGAACTATACACAGAACTAACCAATCACATCAAAGAATACGAAGGCTTTTCACGTTTGGTGTACGAATGTACTGGTGGCTACGCTACTATCGGTTATGGTCGCAATGTCGAACAGGTGGGTATCTCTAAAGAAGAAGCCGAGCATTTGCTCAAAAACGATATCGAACAATGCCTTAAAGAACTGCGTGGCATTATGAACAGGTTTGATGAGTTGCCTGACAAAGCTCAACTAGTTTTAGTCGATATGTGTTACAACTTAGGTTTATCTAAACTCCTTAATTTTGAGAATATGTTGGATGCCATTGA